ATGAATGAATTTTCTAAAAAAACGGTTCTTGCGGCGAAGTTGGATTCGCAGACACAGGCAGACTTGCTTGCCGAACAGGCTCGCATAGTTGCGCGTCTTGCCGAGATAACAGCAATATTGAGCAATGGAAATCTGCCAACTACTCATATTAAATGCGTCCCTACACAATCTTTCCCAAAAGATTTTGACCGCAAGGCTTATTGTATTGGTTTGATTTGGCGGAACCCTACAATTTCCGCTCGCGAATTGACAAGAAAAGCAGGCATTGCCAGAAGTACTCTCGATATGCCAGGCTGGTCTGATGTAGTAAGTGTGCTAAAGGCCAGCCAAAAGGCTTCTTCAAAAGATTGTAAGGATTACAAAAGTTACACTGAGGACGTGGATGACGATCAGGAGGACAATCTATGAACAAGGCCACCTACAAGGCCACCATGTCTGAATTTTTCTGCGATTTTGAACTGAAATCAAGCATTTTTAAGAAAGCACAAGGCCTCCACGCCTATTTATAGAAAGGCACTCAATCATGAGTATCGATTTGAAAACTGAAAACTTAATAACGCTCAACCAGGCAGCGCAGCTTCTGCCGAGGGTCAATGAAAATCGAATCCATATATCTACGCTTTGGCGATGGTGCAAAAAGGGTCTAAAAGGAATAAATTTGGAATACCTCCGCAGCGGCTCAAGGATATTTACCAGCCAGGAAGCAATGCAGAGATTCTTTGAGGAGCTAGTTAGGCTCGATGAGGCAAAGGCTCGGCGATCTTTTCATAAACCTGCGTATCTAAAAAACAAACCTCGCTCGGAAAAATCACGTCAACGTCAAATCGAAAATGCCAACAATATTTTAGCTAAAGCAAAAATCATTTAATAGGAGTTTTTTAAATGGAAGAACAGACAAAAGCAAAGAAATCGGAAAAAAGGCTTGCACAAGAAGCGGAAAAAATGCGAAAGGGCAGAATAATGCTTCGCAAAGTGGATTGTGTTCTTAAAAGCCAAGGTATTGAAGCAGCATTAAAGGCGCTTATGAAGGCAAGACTTCAAATGCCAAACAATTCTATCGTTTGCGGCTGGTTTGAGGGTTATCGCGATATGCTCGATGCCTGGCAATATCGGATGATGCCGGATGTTGTAGCTGAATTTCAAAAATTCGGTTTTCGCCGGGCACGTACAATAGCAGCCAACTATGTCATCAGAAAAGTAAACAGCAATAAGCTTCATTTTTATAGTATGTGCTTGCAAACATTAGATGAGATGTCGGAGCGAAGCAGACTTGCTATAAGCGATCAGGAAAGCGAGCTGCCCGAAACACCGCCAACCGAAGTCTCACTTGACGAAATAAACCAACAAGAAATCGAATCTGGAAAAAAACTTTAATTTATCGAAAGGAAAAAACATGTCAGTGTTAGAACAAATCAGAACAGGCAAGCAATCATCGCCGCCGCGAATTTTACGTTACGGCACAGAAGGAATTGGCAAATCAACATTTGCAGCGCAGGCACCGAATCCAATCTTCATACCAACCGAAGATGGATTAAACGAAATAAACTGTGCAAGTTTCCCCATGGCTAAAAAATATAGCGATGTGGAAAGTTATCTATCAGCTCTTGCGATAGAACAACATGAGTACCAGACAATAATTATTGATTCATGTGATTGGCTCGAACAGCTTATCTGGGATGAATTGTGCCGCCTGTCTGGGGCAAGCAGTATTGAACGAGTTGATGGTGGATACTCCCGCGGTTACACAGCAGCGGTAGGTTTTTGGAGACAGATTGTTGATGCACTTGATGCCTTGAGAACTGAGAGGCATATGGCAACAATTTTAATCGCACATGCAAAAGTCGAACGCTTCGAAGATCCAGAATCCAATGCCTACGATAGATACACACCACGCACGCATAAACATGCTACAGCTTTACTTACGGAATGGTCGGATGCAGTTTTATTTGCAACACGCAAATTCAGAACTGAATCTGAAAATATGGGCTTTGGAAAAGAGCGTACAATCGCTGTTGGCCTTGGTAAAGATGGCGGCGAGCGTGTTATTCGCACTGTTGGCGGGCCATCGTGTATTGCCAAGAACCGCTACAATCTTCCATATGAAATTCCTCTTTCGTGGGATGCGTTTGTAAACGCACTCAATAACAACAATCAACCTCAAACTATAGGAGACGTAAACAATGGCTAATCTTAATGGCTTTAACGCAAACAATGTAGAACCGGCAGATAATTTTGAACCCATACCAGCAGGCAAATATATTGCTGTGATTTCTGATTCACAAATGAAGCCTACCAAAAACGGAGATGGCAGCCTTCTCGAACTTAAATTCGAAATTATTGAAGGCGAATATAAGGGTAGATTTATTTGGTCCCGGCTTTGTCTGGAAAATAAAAATGAACAAACAGTAAAAATCGCCAAAAGTCAGTTGGCTGATATTTGCAGATCAGTTGGTATTTTAACCCCTCGCGATAGCTGCGAACTGCACAATTTACCAATACAAATTAAAGTCGCAGTAAAAAAACGCAGCGATAATGGTGAGGCTACAAACGAAGTAAAGGCTTATCAAAAGCGTGAAACCGCTGTAACGCAAAATTCTGCAGCTGCAAAAGGAGTCGCTCCCTGGAAACGCTGATAATAGAGCTGCCATATCCGCCAAGTATCAATCATTATTTCAAACGGCGGGGGAACAGGACGTTCATAGGGGCTGAGGGCATGATATTTCGCAATCGTGTCTGCAAAACCCTTATGGCAGCTAATGTAAAGCCGATGGCGGGTATGCTTGCAATGAAGGTAAGAGCATACCCGCCGGACAGGCGGAAGCGTGATATAGACAATATTCAAAAGCCGCTTCTGGATGCATTGGAAAAAGGCAGGGCCTTTTATAACGATTGCCAGATTAAACATCTGACTACCGTTATGAAAGAACCGATCAAGGGTGGCAAAACAATAGTAACTATAAGGAAAATGAATGATAGAACTTCGGCCATATCAAAAACAAGCTGTTAACGCTTGTTACGACTATATGCGAAAAAGTACAGGCAATGGCTGTCTCGTGCTGCCAACAGGATCAGGAAAATCGGTAATTTTGGCACAAATCTGTCATGATGCAGTTTCATTATGGAATGGAAGAGTCCTGGTTCTTGCACATGTGCAGGAATTAATTGAACAGAATGCGGCAAAAATAAAACATTTTCTTGGTGATAATTTTGTGGGCATATATTCTGCCGGCCTTAAACGAAAAGATATGCACCAACCCGTAATAGCGGCATCGATTCAATCCATTTATAAAAAAGCATTTGAGTTTGAGCCGTTCGATTTAATCATAATTGACGAGGCTCATCTGTTGGCACCAAAAGATGATGGAATGTATCTGTCCTTCCTGCGCGATGCAAAAATTGTAAATCCAAATATTCGACTTATTGCTACGACAGCCACGCCTTTCAGAACCAGTACAGGTATGATATGCGGGCCGGATAATATCTTAAACTCAATCTGTTTTGAGGTAGGGATAAAAGAATTAATCAGAGATGGTTTTTTATGCCCATTGCGCAGCAAAGCATCAAAAACACGCATTGATACAAGCGGTCTCCATATTCGCGGCGGTGAATTTATCGCCAATGAGCTTGAAGATTTGATGGATACTGACGCTCGCGTTAAGGCTGCATGTGCTGAAATTCTCGAATATACGCAGGATAGACACGCGGTTCTTATTTTTGCCGCTGGTGTTGATCACGGCAAGCACATTCAGCGGATTTTCCAGGAAAATCACAATATCGAATGCGGATTTGTCAGCGGCGATAGTCCCGATGGCTGGCGAAAGAAGATGATTGATGATTTTCGCAGTGGAAAACTCAAATATCTATGCAATGTAAATGTTTTAACGACAGGTTTTGATGCACCTAATATCGACTGTATAGCAATGTTACGCCCGACAATGTCGCCGGGGCTTTATATTCAAATGGTAGGAAGGGGTTTTAGATTACATCCAAGTAAAACAAACTGCATTGCAGAGGGACAACGAATTTTAACAGACCAAGGTCTAATTCCAATTGAGCGAGTCACTACTGCAATGCGTGTATGGGACGGTTTCAATTTCGTTAATCACAATGGTGTTATTTGTAAAGGAGAACAAGATGTTATTAACTATGCCGGCATCGTTGCAACCCCCGACCATCAGGTGTGGACAAAAGAAGGTTGGAAGACCCTCAGGGAGTGTTCCATCAAACAAACTCCCATCATTGTTACCGGAATTGGTAGAAAAGTCATTCGGGAAACTGATGGTTATTTCCGAACAAGTGATTCGCAAGGGAAATCGTGGAAGACCTTATCTGCTTGTGAAATGCAAAACGTGTGGCCAGCAGTCCCTGAAAGACTATACCAGTATAATCCGCCAAAAAGCAGGCTGTCGAACATGCGGACAGCCACGACGTGCTCTGCAATGGCTTGTGCAGCGAGCATCGAACGCGAAGGATCGCTGTACGAATCCCCGCAATCGAAGATACCACGACTATGGTGGCCGGGGAATAGGGTTTCACTTCGAAACACCGACAACAATGGCAATATGGATTCAGGAAAATCTCGGCATTCACCGAAATATGCAAATCGACAGAATAGACAACAACGGTCATTACGCACCTGGAAATTTGCGTTATCTTACTGCGAGGGAGAATATGCGAAACAGGCGTACTGTAGGCGTGTGCGTGTCTGGGACATCGTAAATGCTGGCCCAAGGCATCAATTTACCTGCGAAGGGCTTTTGGTCTCAAACTGTACCGTTCTTGATTTTGGTGGAAATATTCTTCGTCATGGTCCCGTCGATTGCCTTCGGGTCACAGATGCAGTTGTCAAGGGAAACGGAGATGCACCAGCAAAGGAATGTCCCCAATGTAATGAAATCATTCACGCTGCCTACGCAAGATGTCCTGCTTGTGGATACGAGTTCCCACCGCCGGAAAAGACCAAGCACGAAACCTCTGCCAGTACCGAAGGGATTCTGTCCGACCAGGCAAGTGTTAATGAATACGAGGTGCAGGAAGTTCTGTACAACGTTCACACCAAGAAAAGTGCTAAAACCGAATCACCTCGAACCATGCGAGTGCAATATAAAATAGGTTTTGCCTCTTATATTTCTGAATGGATATGTTTTGAACATACTGGTTTTGCACGCCATAAGGCGGAAATCTGGTGGAGCCAAAGGTCTAGTGATCCTATCCCTGACCAATCTGATATGGCAGTGTTTTTCGCAGAAAATGGAAGATTAAAAGAACCTGTAAAAATAACAGTAAAACATATCTCTGGTCAGAAGTTCGACAGAATAGTCAGTTATCAATTTGAAAATCCTGAAGAATCGGATTGGCAGATCAACAAAGTTGTACCTGACTATGTCCAGGCGGACGATTCAATACCTTTTTGATGAAAGCGCATAATGCCGAATATAAAAGAAATATCTTTTTCATATTTAAAAGCTGGCCTCTCAGTACTGCCGGCAAATGTGCAATTGAAATTTGCCGCACTGTCAGGCTGGAAACAATATCAGCAACGTTTGCCTTACGATTCTGAATTAGCATCTTGGTTCAGTAACGGAAATAACGGTGTATGTATAGTAACTGGTAAAGTCTCCGGCAATCTTGAAATGATAGATTTTGATATTGCAGCTGAAATGTTCGAACCGTGGCAGGCAATTGTTAAAAAAGAATTGCCCGCTTTACTGCCTAAACTTGTTATCGAGAAATCTCAATCAGGCGGTCGCCACGTTATTTACCGCTGCGAGGATGAGATTTGTAAAAGCCTTAAACTTGCAAAACGTAAAATTACAGTAGACAGCAATGATGAAGTAACTTTTTGTGGCAAGAAATTCAAGCCAATTCAGGATAAGGATGGAAGCTGGTATATTCTGCCAACGTATATTGAAACTCGCGGTGAAGGTGGATTATTTCTATGTGCTCCAACTCCTGGTTATGAACTGATTAAAAATGATTTTACTGAAATTCCTGTAATATCCGCAGAAGACCGCGACATACTACTTTCAGCGGCACTATCTTTAAATGAATATGTTCCAGAGCCGATACAGCCACCTCAAACAACAACATCTCCCTCAGGTAATCTACGTCCCGGTGATGATTACAATACCAACGGAGATATAAGGGAAGTTTTACTTCAACATGGCTGGCAATGTTATCAAGGCGGTGAAAACGAGCATTGGTGCAGGCCGGGTAAAACAAGCGGAACTTCTGCAACACTTAAAAACAGAGTGTTTTATGTATTCAGTACTAATGCCCATCCGTTTGAAAGTGAAAAAGCATATTCACCATTTAGCGTTTACACACTCTTAGAACATAACGGAGATTTTGCTCAAGCGGCTCGAGCACTGGCACAGCAAGGCTATGGTCAAAGACAGCAGGATAGCAGCGATGTGGATATATCGGGGATTGTCGGCAAAGATTTGGCTAGTGAATCCAGCGAATGGCAGGATGATGCGGTTTCACTCAGCAATTTAATAACCGATTTTTCCGGATTAAATCCGCCAATTATTCATGGTTTATTGCGTGAAGGTGAAACGATGAATATTATCGCTGCACCCAAAGTAGGCAAATCCTGGCTGGTCAATTCTCTGTCCATTGCGATTGCCACAGGTCTGGACTGGCTTGGATTCAAGGTCGAGCAAGGGTCTGTTCTGGTTATCGATAATGAGCTGCATGTAAATACCCTCACCTATCGGTATATGGAACTTGCCAAAGCAATGAAATTGAATCCTAAATTATTCAGTCAGCAGGTGAAAATTAAATCTCTTCGCGGTCAATTGAAAGATTTGATGGCGCTGAGTGAATATTTTCAGCGGCTTAAGCCCAATGCCTACAAAGTTATTATTCTCGACGCCTTTTACCGTACATTGCCTGACAAGACCGACGAAAACGACAATGGCGCGATTGCCCGGTTATACAATAGCTTGGATTGTCACGCGATGCGTTTGAATTGTGCATTTGTTCTTATTCACCATACCAGTAAGGGCAATCAGTCTCAAAAATCAATTACTGATGTCGGCGCTGGTGCCGGCAGCCAATCTCGTGCTGTCGATACTCACGTCATCCTGCGTCCGCATGAAGATGAGGACAAAATTGTCATGGATGCGGTTGTGCGATCGTGGGCACCGCTTGAGTCATTGGTTTTACGGAAACAGCATCCGCTATTTGAAGTGGATACAACCGCTGACCCAACCGCGCTTCTTGGCGCAGAGAAGAAACGTGAACCTAAAAAAGAAGTGCTACTCAATGAATTTGTTGACACCTGCATTGGCAGTCAAGACCCGTGCTTGATGAGCGATATTGTGCGGCTGGCCAGCAAGCATTATGACCTCTCTGAACGCAAGACCAAAACGATGGTGGACTCGGCGATCGATGAAAATCTTGCTGTAAAAATCCACACCGGTAGCAGGATTCAGTACACGAAATTTCGTGAAGGTTTTAGTGGTGAAAAAGGTCAATGGGTTGCCGCTTTACTATCGCGAAATCCTGACGCAGATATTGCAAATATCGCTCATTTAACCGGCGCTTCCCAGCGTTATATACGCATGGTCAAAAACGGAAATGACGCGGAAATGGCCGGAAATGATTTCCGCGACAGTTCCACCTTAACTCCTGATGAGGACACAAGTTAAGTATATGCCGCAGACGCGGAAACAGACACGTCGGAATCGGCGTCTGATTTCCGCGACATGAAAAACGATAAGCTCTTTTAAAACAATGAATTATGAAAAATATTTTTGGAAATATAGGTGGAAATTGCGCAGTACCCCCCTAAAGGGGGGAATGATGTGTGTCTGAAACACACACATTTCCCCCGAAAGTTTAGGGTTCCGCGAGCAAAAAAACATACCGGCAAAGTGCCGGAGAAAAAAACAAATTTTTTACAGAAAGGACACAAACAAATGACTACTGAAAGAAAACATTTTTATGCTCACTACTGTCTGGATTGCCAGATGATGTATTTCGGTACAGAGAGCTGAATGTAGTCAAACCTTGTGTTCGTTGCAGCAGCAAAAATGTTCTCAATGGCCCGCTTATGAATTCAAAAGATAAATCGGCAAACGTTGCCGAAAATAATAACCAACTTTTTTTAGGAGTAAGAAAAATGAAATCTTTAAAACAAATCAGTAAATGGGATGTGGTGATTGCAGCAATTATCATCGTCACTATCCTCGGTCTGTGGATCGGTGGTTGCCAAATGCCAAATGTCCAACCGGATGATCTTCGAAATTTAGCTGATCAGACCCAGCAGTTAAGCAGTCAGCTCGATGATTTTCAGCAGCAGACCAAAGCAACATTCGAATCGCTGAAACAAAATGGCAGCATCGATTCTAATGCGATTGCGAAAGTTGAAAAACTTCAAAGCAGTATCGATGCCGTTCAAAACAAAACCGCTGTAATTGCTGATGCATTAAAAAAAGCTCAATACAGCGGTTCGGATGGTTTGACTACTGTGCTTGAAGGTGCAAGAGCAGCTAATGCAGCGAGCTCGCCTTTCAATCCTTATGCACCGCTTATTGATGTAGGTCTGGGATTAGCAGCAGCGTTTGCAGCGGCAATTGCGAAAAAGAATGCACAAAAAGCAGCCGAGGCTCTTGCCAAATACGATGCGCATAAGCAGGGTGTTGAACTGACTATGAAGCAGGTATCGCAATCAACTGTTCCGGAAGTTAAAGCTGTTGAAACACAGTTGTATCAGAACATTGGTGAAGCAAGAAAAGCTAATACAGGCAGCTGATGAGTGATGAATAGAGGTTTGGCTGGGGAGGGTTGAACAACAACCCACCCCGCCATGGAACAGCCAAACCGAATTTGATTATAACAAAATTATTAAAAGGGGCAAGCAATGTCAAAATGTTATGAAGACACAATCGACGATGACGACAGTCATATTTGTGTTATCTGCGAAAAACCTCGCAGCAAAAATCATAAATGCAGTAAGGAAGGCGAAGCAAAGTTTAATAGAAAATGTAACACGCAACCATCAGTGTACACGCGGCGAATTGTAAATCGATATGGAATTGGATTTTCATTCAATGAAAAAATTCGCGATGCATTTTCTGTATTTGGAGCCGACACATGAATGCATTCTTTGTGCAGGGCACATGAACGCCCACGTTTGCGCGTGTTGCGACAAAATAGAGAGAAGCGATCTTTCTACCCACAAGAAAGTGTGTTGCAACCTGTTGCAACGTGGTGCGATGTGATGTAAGTCTTGGGTCCTCTGGAACTTAAAAACAGGACAAACCCAGGCGGGAACGGTCCCCTTATAAAAGACATTCGGTCGCAAGTGAACATATTTTAAAAAGGAAAGTTTTAGCTATGAAAATTGAATTAAAAAACATCAATGATATTCGTCCATATGACAATAATCCGCGTGATAACAGCGGGGCGGTCGATGCTGTAGCGGCAAGTTTGAAGGAATTTGGATTCAGGCAGCCCATTGTGGTTGATAAAGACGGCGTAATTATCGTCGGCCATACCCGCTACAAGGCAGCGCAAAAGTTAGGTTTGGAAAAAGTTCCTGTGCATGTAGCGCAGGATTTAACCAATGCCCAGATAAAAGCATATCGAATCGCCGACAATCAAACCGCGACACTCGCGGAATGGAACTATGAACTGCTGCCAATCGAATTAAAAGATTTGCAGTCGATGGATTTCAATCTCGAACTGCTTGGCTTCGACAGTGACGAACTTGCAAAAATTCTTGATCCCGGCATACAAGAAGGTCTCACTGATCCGGACGATGTTCCGGAACCGCCGGCCGAGCCTATAACAAAACCCGGCGATATATGGCTTTTAGGTGAGCACCGACTTTTGTGTGGTGATAGTACCAATCGTGACGATGTTGCCTATTTGATGAAAGGCGACAAGGCAGGTCTGGTATTCACGGATCCTCCATATAATGTCAACTACGGAATTTCTAAAAACCCGCGACATAAAATACGATCCATCGAAAATGATTCCATGTCAACTGATGAATGGAGCATTTTCTGTCATAAGATGTATGAGATTTTTCAGGAATTTAATACTGGTGATATTTACATGTGGGGAGCATCAGGCCCGGAGGGAATGAGAATGAGGCTTTGGCTTGTGGAAATGGGCTGCCACTGGTCGGCAACAATTATTTGGAAAAAGCAGCAGCTTGTTTTATCTCCCGCAAAGTATCAGCGAATGTACGAACCATGTTACTATGGATGGTTTGGAAAGAGCAGCTTTGGTGACGATCGAACCCAAACAGAAGTATGGGAAATTAACCGTCCGCTCAATTCTAAACTTCACCCAACTATGAAACCAGTGGAACTGTGCATTAAAGGCATAACAAATAGTTCCGTGCCAGGCACGATTGTATTTGATGGCTTCCTTGGCAGTGGCAGTACATTGATTGCATGTGAACAAACAGGGCGGAAGTGCTTCGGTGTTGAAATTGATCCGGCGTATTGTGACGTCATAAAAAACAGATGGGAACAATTTACAGGTAAAAAAGCAAAACTGGCCAACGACAAAGCCCCGATCGATGCCGGGGCTGAGGAGATAAGGTAATGGCTTTGTTATTTAGCGACAGTAAATTTGCCTCGCTCGGTTTTGACAAAGCGGGATTCGTGACCTTTTACCTTGATTTCGCGCGATATTGCAGCATGAAGTGTGGCGGCCGGTGTTTTTCCACCGGTTTTCCACATACCCTTGTCCAACATTTGTTTGACGATCTCCTGGCAATCAAGCGGCTGGCCGGCATCGGCAAGGACCATAAAGGCTGCGGACAAGCCGCCAAGTTTTTTTATTTTTGGTTGGTCAGTGATTGTTACGGTCGGCGTTTTGGTTTCGGGTTTATCCTTATGAAAGAGGCCCCGGAATCTGTCGGCAGATTTAATAATCATCTGTTTGTTAGTTTTGATATTGGCCCCAACCCAGCTGCCATCGGCGTTTTGGCTCATGATACGGACACCAATAGTATTTTTTCCGATTTTTATAGCGTAGATTTTACTGATTTGGATTTCGTTTGCATTCATTGTAAAAGTCCTTTCATTAAAAATATTTTTTTATCTGCTTTGAATAATTGTTATTTGAAATTCGCTGCCATCGCTGGTTCGGATGACAAGTCCGTTATTTGTGGTAAGAACTCCGGCTTCTTCAAAAGTCTGAACTCTTATGATTTCATCCTGACCCGCTATGGCATCTGTGATAATTTCCTGAATATCTGCTCCGTTCATTTTAAAATCTCCTTAATCTGCAAAAAGGGTTATGTGGCGGAAATATTCATGTTTCATACTGTTGGTTCCGTGGCATCCATCGAGTTGGAACTGGATGCATTCGGCAAGGCTGAACATATCGTCCCGATCGTCGGGCGATACAAGATGGATGTTGACGCAGTCACCATTGTTATCTGCGATATGGCAGACAATACTTTTTTCCTCTCTGCTGATAGTTGCTATGAATCCTGTTTCACCTTCGAGTGTTATTGTTTTAACCTTCATCGCTTATATCTCCCTGCAAGTGTTAATTTTGATAACCATCTGTTTGGGTTGGTTGGGTTTTGTGTGGGGTGGTTTGATAACGTTAATGTCGTAGCGGCCATCGGTATAAACTCCAACTACTCTGCCTCGGATTCCTTTGTATTTACCTTTTGTGATTTCGATCTTCATTTGGTTTCCCTTTCAGTAATGTCTTCGAGTGATTCTTTGATTTGTGTTTCTGATATGCTGCTAAATATCGAAAGTGCCCGGATCAATTCTCTGCGGGCATCGATGGGCGAGCCAATGTTTGATTCTTTTGCCAGCTCGCATTCGAACCAGCCGAGCAGGTTTGCGATATCAAATCTTGCTGCTTTATATTCCGCGTTTTCCATTTTATTACCCTTTCAAAAATTATCGTTTAAGGACATGCATGTGTTATCTAAATGAATATGCTAAAGCAACTTAGTAATTGAATTATTTCGAAGTAATTACATGGAATTTTTATGACCACACAAAATGACACAAAGCAAATAAATCCTGCGGCACTAAGCCCTGAAACAGCGGCTAAAATGCTTGGATTACCTTTAGAAGTTGTCCAGAAACATATCGCACAAGGTGCACCTGTAGCGGCCGATGGAACTATCAGTCTTATTTCTTATGCAGCATGGTTAAACAGCAGGGAAAATTATGGCAATTGACGTAAATAAATTATCGCAATCGCAGCTTTTGCAGTTGATAAATGCCACACCGCTTGGGCCGGTATTAGACCGTTCGCATTTGCGAAGGCAGATGGATATCGCTGCGTATCGCATTGGTGATGGCAAGCATATTAATTTGGTGCGCTATGTCTCATGGCTTGCCCGCGAATATGAAAAACCAAAACAGGCGAAGCAATCTGTAGAAGATTCCAGACTCAAAGATTTAATCGCAAAAAACGCGGCGCGTAAAGCTGCTCAGGATATTGGCGAAATTCCTGCTATTGAAAATGTTGAACGCAGGGAAAAAGCATGCGGTGATTTCAGATACTTTTGTGAGACTTACTTTGCAGATGTGTTTTATTTAACCTGGTCCGATGATCACCTGCGAGTAATCTCAAAAATAGAACAGTCCGTTCTTCATGGAGGACTGTTTGCTTTTGCTATGCCTCGCGGAAGTGGCAAATCTGCTTTGACAAGGTCGGCTGCCATATGGGCAATTTTAATTGGAGCCCGCAGGTATGTATGTTTGATTGGCTCTGCCACCAGGCAGTCACTAAATTTATTTCAGAGTGTTCAGGCTGCCATGCTGGGTAATAATCTGCTTCTGGCAGATTTCCCAGAAATTATTTATCCAATACAGCAGCTGGAAAATAGTGCTCATAAACAAAGGGGGCAAAGATACGAAGGGCGGCTTACATATCCGGTGTGGGGAACGCATAAAATTGTTATTCCTACTATCGCAGGAAGCATTGCGTCTGGTTCGGTGATAACGGTTGATAGCCTTGATTCAAATATTCGCGGCCAGATCCATACAACTATGGATGGCAAGATCATTCGTCCTGATTTGGTTTTAATAGATGATCCGCAAACGAGAGAATCTGCAAAATCAGTTGACCAGACCAATCAGAGATTAAGCACTTTAAATGGTGATGTGCTTGGTATGGCAGGGCCGGGTAAAAAAATATCCGGATTATTAACCTGTACAAAGATTTATTGCAATGATTTAGCAGATCAGATTCTTGATTCTGATAAAAATCCTGAATGGCAGGGGCAATGCACTAAGATGGTTTATGCATTGCCTTCTGATATGAAACTTTGGGATAAGTACGAAGAAATCCGGGCTGATAGTCTTCGAGCCGGCAATGGCGGCAGGGAGGCAACAGAGTTTTATATCCAAAATAGAGCTGCCATGGATTTTGGCAGTAAAGTTGCCTGGCCCCAGCGTCATAATGAGGATGAAGCATCTGCTATTCAGCATGCAATGAACCTGATGCTTCGCGATGAGGCAGCGTTCTACGCCGAATATCAGAACGATCCTATTGCAGAACAGACTGTTGAGCAGATTTTGACGATCGAGCAGGTTATGGAGAAAACCAATGGCCGAAAAAGATATGAGGTTCCGCTGGGCTGTCAATATCTTACAATGTTTATTGATGTGCATGATAAGCTTTTGTTCTATGCAGTATGCGCATGGGCAGAAGATTTTACTGGTTTTGTTGTTGATTATGGTACATATCCTGACCAGAGAAGGGCATCATTTACGCTTCGAAAAGCACAAATCAGTCTTCAGGATATTTACCGCGGCATGGAAAAAGAAGGTGCGATTCAAGCAGGTTTGGAAAAACTATGCACAGATTACTTAAATCGAGATTGGAACCGCGGAACCGGTGTTATGAAAATCGATAGATGCCTGATTGATAGCGGTTATATGCCCGGCATTGTTGAAAACATTCGTCATAAACTTGGCGGTACTATTATGGCGTCAAAAGGTGTTGGTATAAAAGCCGCAAATAAACCAATGTCAACTTACAAACGCAAGCCAGGCGAGCGGCACGGTCATCATTGGTATATCCCTAATATAAATAAAACCGGTGAATTTACACATGTGGCGATTGATACAAATTATTGGAAGACATTTGTTCATGAGAGATTCTTTATAGCGGCGGGAGACCATGGCAGTTTGACAATCTTCGGTAAAAGCAATCATCAGCACGAATTGTTTGCCCAGCATGTAGCCGGTTCCGAATCTTGGGTGCGAACCGAAGGTCATGGCAGGGTAGTTTATCAATGGTCACCAAAAGTTGGCGGACTTGATAATCATTGGCTTGACTGCATGGTCGGCTGTTCGGTAGCTGCCTCTATGTGTGGATGCAGTTTGAGCGGGCACAATGTAAAAACATTTACCAAAAGAGAACGGATTAAGTTATCAGATATTCAAAAGAAGCAGAATCTATGATGAATGAAAACCAGAAAAACGCTGAAAAGAATATTGGCTTGGAATGTAGCAGTTGCGGATGCAGGCATTTTAGTGTTCAGGGTACCCGTATTGCAAATAAGCAGATTATACGATATCGATTGTGCAGAAATTGTGGGCTACGGCTTACCACAGTGGAAAGAGCGGTTTCAAAATGAAAATAGGTTGAGTATGAATGAAGTTGCCACAATTTATGTTACCAGCCCGAAAACCTATACACTATTGTATCAGAACAAGTTAATAAGGAATTTTTTGAATAGGAGTTAGCAATGTTGAAGAAATTTACAATTTGTTTAGTCGCTTTTATCTCTTTAAGTTTAGCCACCAGCACATTCGCCCGCAGCCATATTAGCGTCGGTATCAACATCGGTACTCCCGTTTATGTAGCCCCAGCACCGGTATATGTAGCGCCACCAGTCTATGTAGCTCCCGCACCTGTTTATGTAGTACCTGCACCAGGCTACGGCTATTATGCTCAGGCACCAGTTGTTGTTGCTCCACCGGTTTCCTATTATCCGGCTTATCGCTATCCGAATTATGGCCCAAGCTTCCGTTTTGGCTACAGTCGCGGTCACGGTCATCATCGCTAGAAGCGCAGGCAGCCATTGATATAAGCACAAAAGAATATTTATAATTTCAGTCCCCGTCCATAAGCCCCCGACTTTATGCCGGGGGTTTTTCATAATTGATTGCAAGGTTGATTTTCAGGACTTTGCGATTTACAAAGCATCTTCGGTTGACGAAGAAATCAGTTTTTCAGACACCTCAATCCGGTTATCCCCTTAAAAAGCCATAAAATCATTTTTTATTTTTGCTTGCCTAAAAACTATTCTATATCGTATAATCTTACTGGTAAGATTAATTTATTTTAAAGGTGTGTTATGATAGCAAATTTGGCTACAACTAAAATGTCTTCTAAAGGACAGGTAGTGATTCCTGAAACAATTCGAAAAACGCTTGGCCTGGAAAACGGCTGCCAATTCCTTGTATTAGGAGAAAAAGATGCGGTTATTCTTAAAACTATAACAGCTCCTTCAAAGAAAGAGTTCCAAGACCTGGTTAACAGTGCACGCAAGGCTGCAAAAAAAGCCGGCTTAAAACCCAAAGACGTCTTTGGTGCCGTTGCGCAGGCCAGGGGTAAGAAGTGAAAACAAAGGTCGTAATCGATACCAATGTTTTTATTTCCGGCATCTTCTTCAATGGGCCGCCATCACGAATTCTCCATGCATGGCAGGAAGATCAATTTCAACTTGCGATATCTGAGGAAATAGTTGCAGAATACAGACGGGTCTTGGATATATTTGCAGTCAAATTCAAGCATATTGATTTTAAGCCTGTTATCGAAATGCTTCTTATCAAGGCGGAACTTGTAGGTTCATATTCATTTAAAGAACAAATCAGCGAAGATCCGGATGATGATAAATTTATCGCATGTGCAATTGCATCAGAAAGCAGGTTCATTGTTAGCGGAGACAGACATTTGCTTAAAATCGGCAAATATCTTAACACAACCATTGTTACTCCGCGATATTTCGTTGACCACCTGCTTAAAAAAGAAAGCATATAAATCACAATAGTTTCTACTAATAGAAACTATTTTTTCATTTCATATAAAATCCCTCCAAGTACATTGACTTATAAAAATCAAGAATGTAAATTAGAATCGACAACTAAATAACGCGGGTAGCTTGCGACTGATCCTCGCAGGTAATCCAGAAAATATAAAAGCCGTTCGGGGCCGAACACCCGGTGCGGCTTATTTTTTTGCGCTCGCATATTTGGTTGATCACGGCGGGATAGAGCAACGGTAGCTCGGCAGGCTCATGATCTGCAAGATGAAGGTTCGAATCCTTCTCCCGCAATTATGACAGATGATTTAAATAATTCGATTTTGGATAATGCCCAACAGCCTGCAAAAGTTTCTAGTGACGGAGTTTCCGTCGAACAGCATCCGCTCTCTGAGCAGATTGCGGCGGATAAATACTTGGCAAGTAAAACCGCTACGAGGCGTAAAGGTCTGGGAATTAAATTTTCAAAGTTATCTCCTTCGGGAACGGTTTAGTTATGTGGTTTTTCGGTAAAAATAAAAAGCAAAAAGTCTTGCAGCCTGCAGGACGAATCCTGCGGGCAAGGTTCGATGCTGCACAGACCACAGCTGACAACCAGAGGCATTGGGCCAATGCCGATTGTCTGTCTGCAGATTCAGCTGCAAACGCCGATGTTCGAAAGACCCTTCGTAACAGATCTCGCTATGAAGTTGCAAATAACAGTTATGCCAGGGGAATTGTCGCAACTCTTGCGAATGATGTCGTTGGAACAGGGCCAAGGCTCCAAATGCTGACCGATGAGACCTTAGGCAATGGTATTATCGAAACAGAATTTATGAACTGGGCATCTCAAATCAAACTTGCCCAAAAACTTCGTACCATGCGTATGGCAAGAGCAAGCGATGGTGAGGCATTCGGCATACTTTCAATAAACAGGAATTTAAATTCACCTGTAAAACTTGACCTTCGACTTATCGAAGCAGACCAGATTACTACGCCATGGTCGAAATTCCTTAACACACAATCGTTAGTTGACGGCATTGAATTCGACCAGTTTGGAAATCCATCCAGCTATTATTGTTTAAAAAATCATCCAGGAGCTTTCTCGAATGCAGCTTTTTATGAATATAACACCATCGATGCAGATTCGATGATCCACTGGTATAGAGCTGATAGACCGGGACAGAGCCGCGGTATTCCTGAAATCACGCCGGCATTGCCGTTATTTGCACAGCTTAGAAGATATACATTGGCAGTTATAGCAGCCGCTGAAACAGCTGCTGATTTTGCAGCAGTGTTATATACAGATTCACCAGCAAATGGTGAAGCGGCTAATTTAGAACCGATGGATGTAGTCCAACTTGAAAAAAGAATGGCTACAACGCTTCCTGATGGCTGGAAGCTTGGCCAGATAGAAGCCCATCAGCCGACAACTACGTACGGTGAGTTTAAAAACCAGATTCTAAATGAAATCGCTCGATGTCTGAATATGCCATTTAATATCGCGGCATGCAATTCATCGGGATACAACTATGCATCAGGCCGGCTCGACCATCAAACATATCACAAGAGTATCAGGGTGGATCAGGCTGACATGGCACTAGTGATACTCGATAGGATTTTACAGGCATGGCTCAATGAAGCGATTTTAATCTCAGACTACCTCCCGCTAAGTTGGCGAACTATTATGAGCCGGTGCAGGGCTACGCCTTGCCATCAGTGGTTCTGGGATGGCACAGAACATGTCGATCCTGCCAAAGAAGCCAAAGCACAGGAAATCAGGCTTTCCAATCATACTACCACACTCGCTGATGAATATGCAAAACAAGGCAAGGACTGGGAAGTTGAACTACGACAGCGCTCACGCGAGAAAAAATTAATGGATGAATTAGGAATATCACAACAAACAACAACTACTTCAATTTTGGAGAAAGACGATGAGTCAGAATAAATTAAATTTAACGGCAAACTTTTCAATCGAAGCAGCACAGGTAATTGGCGAAAACGAAAAACCCAAGAACAGACGGTTCTCAATGACGGCGTATACGGGTGGCCCGATGGCACTCGATGGCTGGAAGTATCCTGTGGTCATTGATTTGCAAGGTTTGAATGTTGGTAGCGGTTCGCGGCCAATATTTATCAGCCATAACCAGGATATCGATGATCTGCTTGGCCAGACTGATCATGTGGATATTCTGGAAAATAACTTAATCGCTGTTGGCGAAATTTTAGGCGATTCACCTCGCGTAACGCGTGTAATTGCACTAGCTGATAAAGGTTTTAAATGGCAGGCATCGATTGGAGCAAGGGCCGATCAGGTCGAATTTATTAAAGCAGGCAATATCGCTAAAGTAAATGGCAAAGATTTTACAGGCCCACTTAATATAGCACGTAAAGCAACCTTGGGTGAAATAAGTTTTGTAACCCTCGGCGCAGATAACAATACATCGGCAACAATAGCCGCAAATTTTCAGGAGCAAACTATGGAAAATAAAAATAAGGAAACCGACAAAAAAGAACAAACAACTGTAACCGCAGAAAGTACTACCGCAGATATCCGGGCAGCGGCCGCTGCGGAAACCACTCGCATCGCAGCTATCAAAAAAATCTGCTGCGGTAAATACGATGATATCGAAGCAAAGGCTATTTCAGAAGGATGGGACCAGGCCAAATGCGAATTAGAAGTTCTCAGGGCATCAAGACCTACTGTAAATATCGTCTCTTCGCAGAAACCTGCGGCAACCCCAAAGGTCTTTGAGGCAGTAGCATTGATGGCTTCGGGTATTTCAAGCTCTCGTTTGGAAACGCATTATGATGACCAGACACTTGATGCTGCTGAAAAACTTCGCGGTATAGGTATCCAGGAATATTGTGAGCAGATTTGCGCTATGCAGCTGCCCAGATTCCGCAGGGATGCATCGGCATGGCTTGCAGCAGCATTCAGTACAGCATCGCTGCCGGGAATACTTTCCAATGTAGCCAATAAAATGCTGCTTGAAGGTTATAACTATATCGAAGATTCCTGGCGGAAGATCTGCAAGATTGCAAGTGTAAACGATTTTAAGGAACACAGCCGGTATCGTATGACCGGAAGTTTTAAATTCGAGCAGGTTGGTCCCGATGGTGAACTGAAACACGGCAAAATCGATGAGCAGAAATACGGCCAGAAGGCTGATACACACGGTATCATGTTTGCACTGACCCGCCAGATGATTATCAATGATGATTTGGCTGCATTTACGGATGTACCCAGACAGATTGGTATGGGTGCAGCAGAAGCTATCGCTGATGCTGTATGGGGACTTTTACTTTCCAATCCATCGAGCTTCTTTTCCACTGCTCACAAAAACTATAAGGATGGTGCTGATACGGCACTGTGCGTTGATTCATTGACGGATGCAGAGGTTGTATTTGGCGAACAGACTAAACCAAATGGTAAGCCGCTTGGTGTTCAACCTTCATTAATCCTGGTACCAACGGCTCTGAGGGTCCCGGCTGATTTATTGATGAAGTCACCAACTCTCAATGAAACTACAACGGCCAATAAAGGTAAACCTGCATCTAATCCTCATATCGGTAAATATGAAGTTGTTTCAAGCAGCTATTTGAGCAACTCATCTTTTGCAGGCTATAGTTCAAAGGCATGGTATCTGTTTGCTGATCCAAATAGACTGCCTGCCCTGGAAGTTGCGTTTTTAAATGGAATCGATCAACCCACAGTCGAAAAAACAGATGCCGATTTTAATACACTTGGCATTCAGTTCAGAGGCTTTATTGATTTTGGTGTCAGAGAACAGGATTATCGCGGCGCTGTGAAGTTCAAGGGTGAAGCGTAATAAACATTAATATTTTTAAAATACAGGAGTATTTAAAATGGCTTATACAATAAATTTTTATCAAAATGGCAAATCTATCGATTACACACCGGCTGTTGATGTAGCGGCCGGTACTATCGTGGTCCAAAAAGGTGTTGTCGGTATAACTAAACTTGATATCCCGGCAAATGTAAAAGGTGCACTTTGCATTGAAGGTATCTTTGCAGTGCCCAAAAAGAATGAAGCATTTGCAGCAGGACTGCCTGTATGGTTCGATGCTGATGGCAACCCGCAGGGTGGTGTCGCAGGTAGCGGGGCAGCTACACAAATTGGCGGCGATGCTCAGGCAGCTGGTGATGTGCTTCTCGGAACGGCAGTAATCGCGGCTGCAGCTGCGGATCAGTTTGTTTATGTTGCCTTAAATAAATTCGATGCTCGTATTCCGGCATTTGCAGAAAATGCTCGCATCGCCAAGGCAGCAAGTGCAAATGCAGCTGTAACAGAATCCGGAGTTTGCTACGATTGTACCGCAGATAATACGGTAATCACTCTGCCTGCAACAGCGGTTGGCCTTGAATTTACGGTTATGAATATGGCAGCTGATGGCGCTGCCAAGGTATCTGTTGATTTCCAGGCAGGTGATAAATCTCTTGGCGGTCTTGGCATTGCCGCAGGCGGTGACGGTTTCCAAATCGATAATACCAAAGCAACTGCGAAAAAAGGCGATTTTATTACGCTCGTTGCTGATGGCACTGATGGCTACAGAATCAAGGCTATTCGCGGAACTTGGGCTCAGACAAGCTAATGGCTAATTTGCTGAAACAAGGAATTGATTTTTTAGCTGATAAGCTCAAAGCTCATGCATCTGAGACGATCATTTACAAACGCGGCGCAGATAGCATAAGTATCTGCGCCAGTTTTGGAAAAACAAACTACCAGATAGAAGATGATTCGGGCTTTAAGATTGGCGGTCATATAACTGATTTTTTATTTGAGGCTGCTGATTTAATTATTGATGGATTATTAACCGTTCCCAAAGCAGGTGATCGGATCGAAGTCGATGGAAAAGTATATGAAGCGTTATTTCTTGGCGACGGTTGCTGGCGGTGCAGCGATCCTTTTGGAAAAATCATCCGCCTCCATACAAAGGAAGTTTAATTATGTCTCTAACAACTAAAATAGTTTTATCAGCGGTTCCTTTTCTGATGCTTGGAAGCAGTAGTTCTACGGAAGTTGTAACTATTGCAGATGAGTTCATGAAATATGGCGAACTCGGGCTCTGTTTCGCATTGGTGGCTTATCTTATGTACAGCAATTACTGCCTAGTTGCTTCACTTCAGAAACTTATTAAGGAAAAAAGCTCTCAAGAAGAGCGACTGATAAATGCGATCCAGACTTTCTGTGCTGTATGCCGCGAGCGGCCGTGTTTATTAGATGCGAATGCATTTAAGATGGATAACCCAGATGGTCTGGCTGCTGTAAAGAAGGAAGATAACTAATGGTCTTGCAATTAGCTGAAAAAATCGTAACTACGCTCAATGACGGTGAATTTGATTTAGAATTTACTGCGACAAAGACGCTATTTCCATTTTATGAGTTGAAGGATTTATCAACTCTGCGGGTAACTATCGTTCCTAAAAGTGTAAATATCACAACGGCTAGCAGGGCAGCTAGTGAATTTGATTATCAGGTAGATATAGCAATTCAAAAAGCGGTTAAATCGCCAGACGATGCCGAAGTTACGGTTTTGACGGACTTTGCCTTGGTCATTGCAAAAAGTTTCCGCAATAAAGTGTACCAGGATATCGGCGCTGTATGTTTTAAGCAGTCTATCGATCCACTGTATTCGGTTGAGCATATTCAGCCGCCAAGTGTTTTCACAAGCGTTGTTACATTAAATTTTAAAGTTATTGAATAAGGATAATACTATGCCACTACCAATTACAAAACCAGAGGATATTCAACAGCCAAATGCGGTTTATGTGCCGCAGATAATTCTACAAACTTCGATTTACGATGGCAGATTAGTGCCATCGGCTATTATAAATCTTATGCCGGCAAAGTGTGTCGATGGCGTTTGGACTGAAACTGGTGGTCAGGTAAGAACCATTCAAATACAAGATGTTACTAATTTGGATGAAGATTTGGCTTCGCTTCAGGAGCAGGCTAATCAGTTGTTTGGCGGCTTTGTGGAAATTATAGGCTATATAAATGCAATTCGCAGGATACTGTAATGACTACGTGGTACGGTCAAATCTGGGATAGTTTTAATTTTGATGATGCTGCATTAGCTGATGGGGTTTATACCAGCACTACTTGGAATAGTGCTTCTGATGGTAGCGGTACGTGGCTATCCTGGAATGAGAATCAAACTATAGTAGATGCTTATGCTGAGGGAGATACTTTCAGAACAGGTAGTGGTCTTGGTGCAACACTAAATGTAGATATTACTAAACATTGTGTGTTGTACTCTGTTGGCGGTAGTTTTCTTATATATGAAAACAGGATAATTAACGCTGATTGTATAACAAATTCTCTAAGTGGTATTAGTATAGAAGCTTCCTGCACTGTTGTTATAAATGGTAATGTAACTGGCGGTGTAACATCTTCAGCTATAGGTATTTTTATTAAATCCAACGTTACTGCAAATATAACTATCAATGGGACAGTTAATGCTGGTTCGAGTGGAAATTCCTATGGGCTTTATGCCGCTGGTATCGGCTCAACTATAACAATTAATAACGGCTCAAACAATGCTGTTGTCTCAATTGGCACAGTGAAAGCATTGGTTGTAAGTGAAAATTTCACCACCGTAAATATTACTGGTAACGTGGTAAGCGGGACCAGTGGTACTGGCATAATGCTAAACAATACGGGTGCAACACTAAATATCACAGGCAATGTTATTGGTGGTTCTTCATCGACAGGATATGGTATTAATATCGCTTCTGCTGCAACAAGCTCATCTTTAACTATTGTGGGAAATGTTAATGGTGCAGTTGGCGCAGCTATTTATTCAAGTGCTGCCGGTGTAACAATAGATGTTACCGGAAATATTACCTGTACAGGCACTGGTGCTGCTATTACTCTTGGCGCTGCTGCGACACTGGCACAAAGAAATGGCAATATTACAGCATCCGGCACTGCCGGCTCTTCTGGTGGACATGGCATTAGCATTACCTCAAATAATTGCATTCTAAATTTAAGTGGTAATGTATATGGTGGACAAAGTGCGGGCATAAATAATATATGTGGTATAAAAGTAAGTTATTCGGGAACCACAAGTTTTACACTTGCGCTCAATGGTAATGTTTATGCCGGATTAGGCATCCTTTGCCATGGTATTTCAGTTGTTTCTGCAACGGCTTTTGGCACATATTCGGTTGTTATAAATGGAAATATTTTCAATAATGAAAAAGCCCTCGGTGTTTCAGCACCTTATACGCTTGGTAGTTCAAACCAGTATTTTACCCAAAATCCAATAACAGGTGGTTCAATGATTAAATTTCCCATGCAGCTTGCTGTAGAAAAAGTGTTAAAAGGCCAAGTGCACGGCAATGTTGTGGGTACTCTTGCACCAGCAAGTCCATTTAGAAGATTGAAAAGATTTGTTTGAAAGTGAAAAGTTAAAAACTAAAAGTGAAAAATTTACGATTCGGCCTTTCGGCCGAGACTTATTTTACTCGGTAAGAAACAATGAATAATAATTTTAGAAATAATTCCGGTTGGCAATTGTTACGGACAGTTGAGGCTGTAGATAATCCGGCGCTTTCTGCAAATACATTTGATAGCAAACCGTCATTTGCTAAAAATATTAATATCGCAGCAATCAGAGGTTTGGAATTAATCCTTGCTGCAGTTGGTGATGAAAACGGAACTGCCATTGTTCGTCTCTGGGGCGGCAGGAATATAAATTCTGGTCCAGCACAGCTTATAGCAGATATTACATTTACGCTCGGTACTATGACTGTAAATAAAGACCCGCAAACACAGGCAGCAACTGCACTGACGCGATATGCCGATTCAGCTGCGATTACTTCTTATTGGCCCACAGATATCAAGGCTGTAAATACGGGCAACAATTTAATGACAACGGTCAGTTTCGATGGGCTCGATATCGCCTGGATCGCGGCTGAGGTAATCTCACTTACTAATGTGACAAAGGCAAACCTTTATTTTGGGTATTTTAGCTAATGGCAGCAAAAGTCTCAAATTTTGGTAAGTCAATTTGCAAAGTAAAAAATTTGTTCTTTGATAGTCCGGCTGTTTTAGCTGCGGTGGATTCGGCCACAAGAAAAGTCTTAAACCGAATTGGCGGTATGATAAGACTTGCCGCCAGAAGGTCGATTAAAAAGGCCGCCTCGCATACTACTGTAAGTAAGCCCGGCAAGCCGCCGCTAAGCCATACGGGCCTGCTTCGAAACTATATCTATTATTCGTTTGATCCGCAGTCAAGATCAGTTGTTGTTGGCCCGGTTGCGTTAAATGCAAAAGGTAAAGATGTGCCGCGTACACTTGAGTACAGTGGAAGTACAAGAATAAAAGGTAAAAACGTTCATATCGCTGCAAGACCCTTTATGGGTCCTGCTTTAGCAGTAAACCAGCCGCGCATGGCAGCTTTATGGCAAAACAGTGTTAAAAAATAACTTATTTTTATAGGAGTATTTGATATGTCAGCAGCAGATTTTATTTTGGGAATAAACGCCAAATTATATCACGGCACAAACGATGCCGAATTAACAGCAATGACGGAAGCATCAAACGTCAAAGATTTGACCGTGTCAGTTTCAGCGGGCGAATGCGATATTAGCACGCGAGCAAACAGCGGCTGGCGAGCAACGGCGGCAACGTTGCGGGAATGTGAATTATCCTGGACCATGAACTGGAAACCTGGGGATGCATTTTTTACAGCGGTTAAAACTGCAATGCTAAATAGTACAACTCTATGTCTTGCCGCATTGACAGGAGAAAAGGCTACAGCGTACAGTTCCGGGCCTCATGGAAACTTTTCAATCACAAAGTTCGATAGAAAAGAATCACTCGAAGAAGCTATTACCGTCGATGTTACAGCAAAACTTGCAAAGTACATTGCATGGGTTGATGTAGCAGGTGCATAATTTAAGGAGGTATTGAAATGAAGACTTTTACAGATAGTGCCGGCAGGATTTGGACAATATCGCTAACCATTGATAGCGCAAAGCGAGTGCGTGATTTATTGAATATAAATCTCCTTGAGCCGGAGGTTGGCGATCCACCCTTAATTACAAGGCTCGGCACAGATGAATTTTTATTGTGTGATGTACTATATTGTCTCATTAAGCCGCAGGCTGATTCGGTGAACGTTTCGAGCGAGCAGTTTGGTCAGGCTTTGGGCGGTGATGTAATACTTGCAGCGCAGAATGCTTTCTATGATGAGGTAATTGATTTTTTCCAGAAACGGGGTCGAACCGACAGAGCCAAGGCGGCATCGACTCAGCAGAAAATGATAAATCTGGCGATAGAAAAGATAACTCAGAATCTAACTCAAATCGACCTGGGCGGGAAACTGACGGAAATATTTGGCGCACGGTCTATACAATAGCAGGATACATCGGCGTTGACCCTGCGCCACTTACTCTACGCGAATTATGGTGGATGAGCCAGGCGATAGAGTTTCGTGACCGGATGGAGTGGAACAGAGTTTCTGCTTTAATGGCCTTGCTATGTAATATCAACAGTGACCCGAAAAAAGGTAAGACGTTTCATCCGGCTGATTTTAATCCATACTTTAGTAAAAAACGCAAACGCCAAAATGCAATAGAAGTCAAAGACGCGGAATCCAGAAGATTATTTAAAGAAGCATTTGAAGGAAGAAGATGGCAAATTCAGGTTCAATAAAAGCAGGTGCTGCATATGTCGAAATCTTTGCAGATAGAAGTCCATTAATCCGCGGACTTCGAGCAGCTGAAGCAAGTGTAAAAAAATGGGGACAATCTGTTTCAGCAATGGGCAGACAAATGATGGGCCTTGGTACTGCGATAATTGGTCCACTCATCGGCGCTGCAAAATATTTTTCTAATTATGGTGATAGTATTGCAAAAATGTCAAAAAGGACAGGTGTCGGTGTTGAATCGTTAAGCGCTCTTGGGTTTGCAGCAGAACAATCGGGAAGCAATCTGGAAGCCGTTGAAAAAGGCATCCGCAAAATGCAGCAAAATATCCTGGATGCCAATAATGGTTTAAAAGCTGCAACTGATGTATTTAGTATGCTGGGTGTTAGTGCTCAATCATTTTCAGGCATGAAGCCAGAAGAGCAATTTCGTCTCATGGCAGATAGACTCAGTAAAATTGAAGATCCATCAAAACGTGCCGCGATAGCTATGAAAATTTTTGGCAGAAGTGGAACATCATTATTACCTATGCTTGAAAAAGGCAGTGCCGGCTTAGATGAATTAATGAATGAGGCCAAACAGCTTGGCCTTGTTTTATCAAGTGAAGATGCTATGGCTGCGGAGGAACTTAATGATGCGTTGAATCGTATGTGGCGGACAATAAAGATGTCTTTTGCAAATATCGGCGCAGCTGTCGCTCCTATTATTACGGATTTATCAAATAAAATAGCTGTAATCGTCGGCAAAATATCAAACTGGATTAAAGAAAACAGGGGCTTGTTTCAAACAGCTTTATTTGTGGGGGCAGGTCTTATTGCAGCAGGCAGTGCATTTATTGTTTTTGGAAATGCTTTAATTTATGCAAGCAAAGCATTTGCTATTATAAGAACCAGTTTTACTGCGTTAAGAACAGGACTTGCTTTTTTAATCTCGCCAATTGGTTTAATTTCAGCAGCTGTTACAGCTTTGACAGGAGTATTTTTATATTTTACGGGATATGGCGGGCAATTATTAAATTGGCTGGGCGGTTGTTTTAATACATTAAAACAGGATGCGACAGATGCGATTGGAGGAATTTCCGCTGCGTTTGCAAAAGGTGATTTGGGCCTTGCTGCACGTATCGGCTGGATGTTTGTAAAAACCGAATGGCTGCGTGCCAAAGAATGGATGCTTGGATACTGGCACAGCATAAAACTATTTATTACACAAATCTGGTATTCATTAGTTTATTCAATTGCCGCTGCCTGGTACGGAGCAGTTTACGGAATCGAAGTTGCTTTTGCTGAAACTGCGGGATTTTTAGGTCAGGTTTGGACAAGAACAGGGGCTATTTTAAAAACCGCATGGGTCGATGCGGTACAATTTTTCAAAACTATATGGATTGGTTTTAAAGAATGGTGGGCAAATACAATAGATGCAGTTGAAAAGAAATTAATGCAAGTTTGGATATGGTGGAAGAAAATCACAGATTCAAGTTTTGATGCAGTTGCAGCAGAAAAACAATTAAGCGATAGTTTTGCACAAGATAGGGACAATCGAGAAAGTACAGCAAATGAAAAACTTTTACACATTGACAAAGAAGCTGATGCAAAGCGAGCTGCAATTGAAAAAGAAAAAGACGATTCATTAGCAGATATTGAAACCCGCAGATCAGGCAGACGCCAGCAATCAAAAGCTGAATTCGATTCCGGTATGGCTGGGGCAAACCAATATTTAGAAGACAGCTTGAAAAATGTAATAGACAAAAATAGTGCTGACAAAAAAGCTGTTGCAGATGAGCTTGCCAAAACAAAAGAGGAATTCAATGCAGCCATTGCCAAAGCAAAAGAGCCAGTTGAGTCAAAAGCAAAAACGCTAGTAGCTCCTAAAAAAGATTGGCAATCGGAAAGTGGTCTTACCAAAGCATCTACAACCGGAACCTTTAGTGCATTTGGATTATCTCAGATGGGAGCAGGCGGTGTAATGCAAAAAATTGCAGATTTTACACAGCGAACTGCCGAGGCAACTGAGGAAATCGCTGAAAACGCAGATAGCAGCGCAGCAGAGTTCGGAGAATAAGCTATGGCAGGCACATATACAATCTCTGAACGATGGTCAGCTCGCAAACGCGGTGGCGGATCTAATAAAGGCGCAACTGTCGAATATGTAATTCAAGAGACAACTGCCGGCGCACCAGAAATGGATGATGGGCAGGTTATAACTGCACTTGCCGATAGCGCACCTACAACCTGGGGAACAGCTTTAATACCACGTGTATCATACGATGTAGAGCAAATTGCTGATCGAATTTGGATCGGCACAGTTAATTATGGCTATAACAAAAAGGAAGTTGGTGATATTGAATACAGCTTCGACACTGGTGGCGGCAGCCAAAAGATCACCCAAACGATTTCACCTTTAAATGTTTGGAGATATGGAAATAGTGCACCTGATTTCAAGGGTGCGATAAACGTCGATGACAACAGCGTAAATGGCGTTGATATTGTAGTGCCGGTATATAGTTTTAATGAAACCAGAATTGTTGATAATGACGATGTTGGCTCAGCTTTTAAATCTGCTTTATTTAATCTTACTGGCAAAGTTAATCATTTAAGCTGGCATGGCTTTAATGCCGGCGAAGTTCTATTTATGGGAGCAAGTGGTTCACGTCATGGCCGAAGAGGTGATTGGGAAATTAATTATAAATTTGCAGCAAGTCCTAACAAAACCAATATAACTATCGGGACCATTACCGGTATTGATAAAAAAGGTTGGGAGTATCTTTGGGTCAGATATGAAAAAAGCACAGACCAGAATTGTCTGGTACAAATTCCTAAGGCAGTTTACGTGCATCAAGTTTATGAATATGGTGATTTTGCAGCGCTAGGGCTAGGTGACTAATATGGGTGATACATTCCGCAAAGTCCGCGATGGTGAAAAACTTCGAATTCCTGCCCGTACGTATAACGCGATGGTCGATGCTGCACAGGATTTTATCAACCGAAAAAACAATGTGTCAGCTGAAACCGGTAATCAGCTTCCTGCAAATATGGTTTATATAAAAAATGACAGCGGCGCAAATGTTGATAGATTCAATGTACTTGGAATTGCAGGTTCTGCCATTCTTCCAGGCGGCTCTGATGCGAGTAACTTCTTTAGAAGTGTGGTTTTTTCGGGTGTAACACCTTTACTGCCTGACCATAGAGGTGGCAATTTTGTTGTTACCGCCGAACCTATCGCCAATGGCTCGGTTGGTCTTGGCTATATTTCGGGTGTTATTCAAATTAAAGTTTACGCACCATACGCCGTACTAAATGGTACGTTCGCAGATATTGCACACAATGATGTTACACAGCTTGCCGTTAGCAATTCGCCATCTACGACAAAAATTATGTTCCGCCATAGTACGATAGTTGGGCCAAGCGGCAATACTTATTGGGCAATTGTAAGGCTCAATTATTCTGAAAACCCCATCAGACGAGCTGTTTGCAAGCAATCAGCGGGAGCATCGAATAGTATTCAAGTAAACTTGATCAGAAACAATGCAGAGCAGACATCTGGTATTGAATCCAATGTAACTGTTACCTGTGATATATTTGGCGGGGAAATATCTCTTCAAAACGCAATGCCGAAACTGCAAAGCGGTGATATTATTTATGTTACTAATGTTGATGGCAGCTGGCGATGTATAAATACATTTACACCGTTTGTTTCATGTGAATGCGAGGATGCTATTTAATGGCGTACTTACCAGAGATTTATGATGATGCTAATTGGACTTATCAATCTAATAAGTATAAGTATAGAAACGTAGCAAGAAATGTTCATCGAACGAGCGATAATAAATTAAAAGTTCATAATAATAAAATTATTGTAACTTGCGATTGGCCTCAAAGGTTGTGCCTGACTTTCAAAGATATTAGAGAAGATAGCCCGGGTTGTCAATATTCTTATGATTATAGCTGTGATGCACCTGCCTGGATAAATCCAAACCGCAAATTCATTGTATATAAAATAATGGATTTTGATGGCCAGGTTATGTACGAGTGCATAAATGAAAATTGGGTGGTTACTTTAGCTATCCGGTATGTTACCGGCAGCAACAGAATGTTTATGCCAAGAGGGGTATGGGTAAGCCTTGTCAGAATAACAGACCAAATGGGCGGTGAAGATGAAGACTATCCCACAAATTGTTCTTGTCCAATTTTTTTAGTTGGTTCAGAATTTATGTACGAAACACCTTTTTGGGATGGCAACGCTCGCTACTACGATGAAAATGAAAATTATTGTTTTGGTGATATGGTTCTAAAGTACAGAAACGATGGGGATAACCAAGAAGATTATGAATATTATCTCTGCATCAAAGATAGAATAGCCACAAATGCTTATGGCACTTGGGAAGGTACAACCCAGCCGGATAATTGGATTAATGACCATGTTTATCAGATAGGCGATCGGGTTTTGGGTACAGATGGCTTGCATTATCGATGCGGCGAAGTCCATAAATCAAGTTCCACAAATAAACCTACTAGCGGTGATTATTGGCAGTCTCGCTGGACTCTTGAAAGTAACCATTACGGAAGCGGGATTGACATTGTAACAGGAACTGATGGTAACTATCATACGTGTAAATGGCCGCATTCTGGTTCGTCCATATTTAAGCCGATTACAGGAACAAAATGGAGTGATGTTTGGGGTACAGCCGCTGGTATATGGTCAAGCAGTATAGCTTATACTTGGGGGCAAAGGCCGATTTATAATGGCAAAGTTGTAGAGTCAAAACAATCTCCCAATTTAAATCACGTACCTCAAATTGATAATTTATGCAGATTTGATTGGTGGTGGAAATATTGTGATTTTTACAATTTTAAAACGTGGTCATCTGGCGAGTTTTATTCAACTAAACTTTCAAGAGTTGTCGGAACAGATGGGAATTTTTACAGATGTAAAAAAACACATTTCCCATACGATGATAGAAGGCCAGTAACAGGCTCAAATTGGGAGATGTATTGGGATTTGGAGCAAAAGCCTAATACTCCGGAAACAGGTATTGATTGGCAAACTTACTGGAAGAAGATAAAATGCAAAACACCTTTTGAAGAAGGGGTGTATTTTTTAAATCAGCTTGAAAACGAATTTGCCTGGGGTACTTGGGGACGAGTTGAAATATCTAAAGATATCCAGTCTTATCAAACTTGGCAGCCCGATTACGAATACAATGTAGGCGATATGGTCATAGGCTCTGACCAGAATATTTATGCATGTGAAATACATCATACATCAACTATTAATGATTGCCCGATCACGGGTGCAAATTGGGATGATTATTGGGTTTTAGCGGAGTGCTCAGGATGAGTTGTTGCGGCAAAAAAATAATTACAGGCAAAAAAGCAGTTGCAAAGTTAAATAAAATCAAAAGCATTGCAGAAGGTTTCACTAAACTTGCAGCTAGCAGGGCAGGTATGAAGTTTGAATATGCAAAAGAAAGACTAGCTGTTTGCGAAAGCTGTGAAAATGTGACATGGCTTAAAGATAGAGAATTTGCAGCATGGCTTAATGAAAATAAAATCGAGGTTTTGAAAAATCTCGAATCATTGGAGAAGCTAAGCGATCTACCGAAAAAGCCGCATAGGGCTTTGACGCGACGGTACTGTATAAAATGTAAATGCAATATTATGGCGAAAATTCATAGTAAGGAGGAGAAGTGTCCGAAGGAGAGATGGAAGTAG